ATTGAGTTTCAATACTCACTTCTTGTAATGTTTGATATGTATCTTCGTTTATGTATTTACTGCTTGACACTTAAAGCTCCTTTCAAAAAGTTTTCCCATTCTATAGCTTTTTTATCCCAACTATAGAATTTTTTATAGTATTTTTGTTGCTCATCTAAATGATTTTGAATTGTTTCTGTATGTAAATAGCCTGCTGCAACATCTATAGCCCCTGCTGTTGATGCTGCCAATAATTCTAAATCTTTAGTGTAGTTAATATACACAGGCCATTCAGCACAAGTTTCAGGTAAAGCCCCAAAGTTTGTTGTAATGACATGAAGACCTGCTGCAAGTGCTTCTAAAGCTGAAGCACAGAAAGTTTCTTCAAATATAGATGGGTAAACAAACAGATCATAATCTGTCATGTGTTCTAGTATATATTCATTTGGTTTATAACCAATGTAATTGACATTAGGTAATAGTTTTGCTTGTTCAAATAATCCTTCTGTATCATTGTTTGCTCTATCAGCAAACTCCTTACCATAAACTTCATTTGAACTATACACATCTAAAGTAATATTTTTATTTTGAACATATTGCATTGCCAGTAATAAAACATTTAGACCTCTCCAAGGAGTGCAATGATGTATTATTCTGATAGGTTCACCTTGTTTATATACTTTTCTTTTTGGAAAATGATGTGCGCCATTTTTAATTACTATAGATTTATCTTCAGGTATTTGAAAAAAATATCTAAATTTTTCATAACACCAATGTGAGTTAAAAACATACCAATCATATTCATGATGCCTTTCTTTGTTTCTAAAAAAACTTTGTAAGTTAGGTTGATCCCAAGAATTTTTTTGCCATAGAATATTTATTTTATTAGGATCTAGTGGCACTTTTCCTGGTATAGATGTGCATATTTGAAACTTATCTAATAAATCCTTAGAAATATATTTTTCAAGTAATTCCTGTTGTATTTCGGTTGCTCCTCTAGGCTCTATCATAGGTTTTATTTATCACAAGTTTATTATATTTTTCGTAAGTAGAATCATTTATAATTAGAAAAAAAGGTTGCACCCAACGTTCCTCCACGTTTTGATCATATGGTGCACTATGAGGTTGTTGAGTATCGTAAAACACACACCTATTAACCTTAGATCCTATTATTACACTTGGTTCATAATCTCTTTCATCATTATAAATTTTAGTTCCGTCTTTTAACGAAGATGAGTTAAAATAAATTACTCCTGCGTAATCAAAAGTCTCATCATCTTTATGTGGTCTATCTTTTTTATAAACAGCTGATTTTTTTAATTCGTTAAGTTTTATTTTTCTAAAATAAGTATTTATTAAAATTGGTTTTAGATTTGTTTTTTGTTCAAAAGTATCTTTAAATATTTTATACGGATGTGTTTTCTCATTTGATTTTGGTACTACTCCTGATTCATAAACTGGATAAGCTTGAAATCTATTTGACACTTTCCATTCCTGTGAATGATAACTTTCTAGTAATGGTAAATTCATAAAATATAAAGTCATCAAGCCTAAATTATTTGGCGAGTAAAAATCCTCAATAACAGAAAACATTATTTTTTGGTTTTTGCACCAATGCTTCCAGCCTTTGTCACTTTGATTTGTAAATCTTGTCTAAAATCATCAGCAGTAGTATCAGTGTTGGGATCAGAAACATCAGCATCAAAATCAGCTTTACTATCATAAATTTTTCCTGTTCTTTTGTGTTTAATAATCTCAATCGCTTCTGCAGGTATTTTTGGTAAATCACTCATTGTTTACGTCCTTGTCTATTATATTTTTTATTGTGCTGCAACTTCTTTTTTTTATTAACATTTTTTGTGTGTCTTCTCGGTCTTTTACGAGGTTTTGGTCTTGGCACAAAATGTGTAAATTTTTGTCTAGCCATTCTCCTGGGATCTATCTATTTGTGCGTAACTTATTGCTCCTTGAATTGTATTACTTCCTGTTGCTGCTTGCACTGTTATTGCATCTCCTGCTTCTAAATTTAAACCTTGAGGTGTAGCGTTTACTTGTGATTTTGCAGCTAAATCATCTCTAAAAAATTCATACTCTGTGCTTGAATCTGATGAATCTACTAAATTCATATTAACTGTTACGGCTGATGATGCATCGTTGTTTGCACAATAAACACTTTTTACTATACATGTTGCATCACTTGGGCAAGTAAAAACTGTAGTCTTTCCTGTGCCTGCTTGTTTGAAACCTTGATTTTTGTATCTAATTGTCATGATAAAAAGTAATTAAAAGCATCTTGTTCATTTTTAAGTTCTTGTTGATAAGAAGTATTTAACTTATCTTGCATCGTTCGTAAAGACTGAGTTACCTGTCTTTGGTTTTCTTCAGTATACTTTGGTGTAGGTTCAGGTATAACAATATCAACTCTAGCCATAATTATGAAGTCCTCCAGGGCCTGCAGTTTGTTGGGGTGCTGAATAACTTTGAGAAGGTGTTGATGGTTGATTATACTGACCACCTCGTCTGTCTTCCTGATTTGTAGGTTGCATTTGCATAATACCTGTAGGATATGTGGTAGCACTTCCCTGTGGATCATTTTGAATATTTTTTTGAATAGCTTTCTGAGCACGTTTGTTTGCTAAATATTCTGATATACCTAAAGATCTTCCTGTCAAAGCTGATGCTGCTGCAAGAGGAGGAAAAACATTTGCACCCATTCCTAACAAACCTACAAGTCCAGAAGCCACAGCTTGATTAATACCTAATTTTCCAGCTGCATAATCTAACGCTTTATTTTTTATTACGTTTTCTGCAACTTTTCCAAAATCAGGAATTGGCATCTCTTCTTTAGGAAGTAAAGGTTCTATACCCATTGATTTTAATTGTTCCATTAACCCCTCATTCCATCAAGTTGAACATCTGCTCTAAAAGTTCCGAATCTCCAATTTTCATCTGTACTAGTATTAGCGATTTTTAAACTAGCAAATCTTGCTCTTGCTCTAGTATCCACCTTTTGTGTTGATCCGGTGACCGTGAACGGTCCTAATGGAGACGATACTTCAGTATCACTAGGGAAATCCCTAAGCAAAATTGTTACTTGAGCATTGCCTTGAATAGTTTTGAAATCAGGAACAAATCTTCTCATACTCATAAAAAACTCTCCATTTGTTCCGTCAGGGTTTAAACTAAAATCTCCTGATTCTATGAAGGCTGGAATAGCAGTTTTGTTACCTGCTGTGTCTACCTCATCCACACCTTTTTCGTGTTCAAAATATTTTGTTGATCCATTAATATTAGTAACTCCTTGTACTGTTGGAAAAGTTGGCAATCCTGTAGAATTATATTCTGTAGCATATGGATTCTCATAAAGATTAGCATCAACCCAAGTAGTTCTTGATAAAGATCCTGTTACCCAAGTATTATCTTGGTAATTATAACAAACGTATCTATCGTTGAAACTTGATGTAGCTTGTGGATAATACCAACATATTTCTTCATATAAATGATTTAAACCTACATATACATTTTCACCTGCAGAATAATTAATACCTAAATTGGTGCCGTTTTTAGTGGTAAAAACAAAATCTTCGACAGCACATGGTAGAGATTTAACAGTACCATCAAAAACAAAGAAACCACCAGATTCTCCCATCCAATAAACTATACCATTTACGTATTTCATAGCATGTTGCCCAATACATCCACAGTTAGAACCTACTTGTCTTATTGAAAATGTAAATGGCGGACCAACAAATTGCATTACGTAAGCTGCGTTATCGGTCAAAATAAAAGTATAGTCTTTTCCTTTCACCGCTCCTACAATTTTTGTTCCTGAGTCTAATCTAAAAGTTCCTGCAGTATTTACTGATGTTGGTGTGTAATCAGAAATATTTTCTTGATCTGAAAATCTTATAAACATTTTGTCTTGTGTTCCTTGAGTTCCAATTGTTGTTTCGGTTCCTAACATAACTAAATGCCTGTCTCTATCTGAAACTAAAGACATGACTGAAGCAGTTGGTGCATTTGATATTATTGCTGCCCTTGTATTTAAAGCATTAGAATTAGAATTAATTGGATTCCAAGAAAAAGATTGGCCGTTTTTTATAGTGGCAATTAGTTGTTCACCAAAATTATCTAGTGACCAAGACGCAGGATCCGTTGTTAAAGTTTGAGATAATGATTCAATACCCCACCCAGTAAATACTTCAACACCCGCGCCACTAGAATGAGCAGTTCTTGTTCCGGCAGCTTCTCTCGTAATTCCAGTGAGATCGTTAGATGAAATGCCGGTATATGAAATAAATTCTGCCCCCACTTTTATTGTTCCTGTGCTCGGAAACCCTGTAGTAGAGGCTAAGGTAATTGATGTTCCTGATCCACCAGTTCCAGCAGTGTCATCTAATAAGGCTCCGTTTAAAGTGCTGAATACTTGTTGACCACCTCCCCATAATCCTGTGCCCCAACCAAAACCAAACGTTGAACTTAAAGCACCAGGTTTAATATACGGAGTAACTGTAGCAGATCCTGATCCGTTGACCGTTGTCCCTGCTGCGCTAGCCATTGTAATTGTAAATTCATCACTACCAGGAACAGTAACAACTTGGAAGGGATTAGTTGTAAAATCTGTGCCTGAGTATCCAGCTCCTGATGGAGGTGTTACAGAAGAAAAAATAAATATATCTCCTGGTTCTAGACCATGAGCTGGTTTATTTACAGTTACTGTTGTTGAAGTATTAACAGTGTCAAAAGTACAACCAGTCAAAGCTGTGCCTAGAGGAGTAATATCAAAAAATGATCCCTCATAATAAATAACTAATACTTTATTAGTTCCTATTGCAGCATATTTTCTGCCATCTAGATCAGCCCAAACAAATTGTTCTCTAGCTGCACCAATTAAAGTTGATTCAAGAATTTGTTCCCACCCACCTATTTTTTCAGGTAGTCCATATCTAAATCTTACAAAGTCACCGTCAGTCCACTTTCCTTCTGCTCCTGTTTGTGTGACTTGTTTATTGAATCCTGGGGCTATATCTACTTTTGTTAATGGCATGCCCTATTATATAATATTAAATAGCTATTTGTAAGCCTACTTGGTTTTTATTATATCATTTGGTGTAATTTTACCGTGTTTATTACCGTCTCCATATTTACACATGGCATCAGAAATCATGTGCATAAAATGTGTATAAAACATATATGTGCTTTTCTTTTCAAATTTTATATGTTTTCTTAATAATATTCTAAAAATTTCTTTCCAAGTAAATTTTATTTTTAAACCTGTTTCTTCGTGTTCAAATTTCATATTTATTTTACAAATCCTAAGTAAGGTCTTTTATCATACTTATAATCTTTATTACTACCATTTTTATCTACATAATGCAAAAACACTTGAGCTTGATGATTACCTTCTAAAGTTTCTCTATAATGTTCTACTTCACAACCTTTATATATACAAGCGTCCCCTTGTTTTAAAAAAATTTTATTGCCATCCATAAATATTGGCCATTCATCGTATTCAGATAAATTTATAGTAGCACTTATTTCACAAGATGGTCTATCACTATGTTTAGGAAGAGAAGCACCATAAGTATACATTCTCCAATAAGAATATGTAGGTAAAAGCTCTAAACCAACCTCTTTTTCTATAATCGGTTGTTTAACTAATAACAAAGACTCTGTCATTGCGTCACCATAAAAATAAGTATCCGCTGTTGCAAAAGGCATATTACTATCAACAGGAGATTCAAAACTAGAGGTGTTTGTTAAATGTTTTATTTTTGTATAATTGTAAAAAAGTTCACACTCTTTTTCATTTAAAAAATTTGGTATGTGTTTATATTTAAATTGATTCATTATAACATCCAACCCACTACTGATATTCTTTCTCCTTTTGTAATAGGAACTACACGATGACGATATAAAAAATTACTAGGAAAAACTACAACTCTTCCTTTTTTCTTTTCTACAGTAAATATATTACTCTCATCAGGCAATAGAAATTCTAAATTTCCACCTTCATAATCATCATTTACAAAAATAATAAAACTCAAAGTTCTTGGTACAGACCAGTGATGATCTGTGTGAACTTTATAATGTCCCCCAACACTATATTTTAAAATATTTACTTCTTTGACAGTCAAATCTAAAGGTTCTTTTATTTTTGAAGCATAAATTTGAAAACAATTTCTTAAAGAATTAGTCAAATAATGTGACCAATGAATATCACAAACATCTTCATAATCTTCTCCTAATAACCAAGTTTTTACATTTCTAATTTCTTTGTTTATTTTTGTATCGGGACTAGTACCAACAACTTCACCATCTTTAAACTTGTGAGAATACTTATTACATACATTTACAAGTGCCTTACTAACTCCTGCAAGNTCTGCACTATCAATTACACCAACATAGTTTTCAAGTTGGTTTTGTTTTATTTGTACGATTTTTTGTTCCACCATTTACTTTTGTATATATCAAACATTCTTAATTTATGTAAAAAACTTTTCTTTTTCATTTCATTTGGTTCTGTAACACCAACACTCATTTGCCAACTATCTCTTTTAAAAGGAATAACCTGAACATAAGGTGTACCTATTTTTACAACTGTATTTATTTTTTTATATTTATCAGTATTTAAAATAAACGGAAAGTTAACTGTCATGGGAAAATTATCTGTATCTACTATACCAGGCATGATATGAAAATAGTCTTCTTCTCTATGCATTGGTGGTATAAAAAGACAAGAATATCCTGGTGAGGTTTGTATTTTAAATGGGTTTAATATTTTTGGTATACCCATACCTCTATGTTTTTTAGAATAAAAACCATCAGGTCCTCCTACTTGTATATTAGGATGCTCCTCAGCATCTAATTGAACATTATAGTTTACATGTTCTAAGCCCATACTGTCTCTCTGTGCAAAACCAATATATGTTACATATTTTTTCTGCTCTTCAATCCAAACATTATGTTGAAGTTCCATATCTTGGGGCATCCTTAATAAATACCCAGCAGTTATGGAATCTAATACAGGCACACAACTTTTTATAGTCAAATCCCTACTCATTTGATTTTGAAATTTAGGTATCTTTTTGTACCATTCAGGCACGCTTTTAGTTGCTGGAATAGGGTGTATTTCTTTTTCTTCTACTAAATCAGGATGGCAAGAAAATTTAATATGTTTCATTAGTCATTATGGTAATTCCCATATTGACTTTTGAGAAAAACCACTTTGACTATTAAACCATTTTTGAAAACTGTCAATTGGAAAAGTGACTGATGCTACATCTACTGATTTAAGATTATCTAGATAACTCTGCCAATCAGCATCAGTAATGCCACTTAAATAATCTTCACATAATTGAATTTGATTAGCAACTTCAGCATTGAAAGTATCTATCCATCTTTGATTTTTTTGTTCATCAGACTCACCTTCTCTATTTGAATCATAAATTTGATTTGGTAACTCATCTATATTACCGTTCACTAGCATCAATGTAATTGTGTCTTGACTAGCTGAAACCCATTTATCTTCAGTTATTTCTCTTGCTTGTGCGTTTTCGTAATGATTTACAAAATGATCTCTAAGACTTTCTGTTTTAGCTAAGCCTACCATACCACCATCTTTATCAAAAATAATATAATGCGCCATAAATATTAACTCCCTGTATTATCAAAAAATGCTAAGAAACCAGGACCTCCTCCTTGACCAGGATAGTTTTGACCAGGTTGTCCTCTGTTACCATAGTTTCCAAATCTTTGTGAAATAAACATCATGTTACCTGAAGTTAAATTGTTACTTCCTCCAGTGCCTTGATATATCAAACCTGTATTTGAAGCTGTGCCTGCAGTTGCGGGACTTGAAGGGTTGTTTCCTGGACTTCCGCCACCACCGCCATTTAAGTTAAATAAATTAGCGATACTTGTTGCACCTCCTGCAGTTGCTGCTTGGAAATTTCCACCACCGCCCCCTGGGCTTCCAGCTCCCCCAACAGAATAAGGTTGTGAAAAAGGTGCTGAGATAGGACCTGAGTATACTCCAAAAGCACTATTTCCTCCGGGATTAGAGTTATTTCCATATTGATTGTTACCGCCTCCGCCACCTCCGCCTGAGACACCGTAAGCTAGGTATTTAGATCCATTCGCAGTAAAAGTTCCTGAAGCTGGACCAGCTGCAGCACCTTGAAGAACAAAACCTCCTGCACCAGCAGCTCCTGAAGAGGCTGCCGTTAATCTTCCTTGTGCATCTACAGTAATCGCAGCAGCTGTGTATGATCCTGCAGTTACTGTGGTGTCTGCAAGTTTGGCTGCAGTTACAGCATCGTCAGCTATGTTAGCTGTCGC